GGGGCTTTTCGTTTCTGAGATCCCTTCCCTCCCGGCTCAGTACTGAGCGGATGAGCGCCTCACCCCGGCGCTGAACTCGATACAGCGCCGTCTTTCCCTGCATGCTTCCTGTCGCCATCATAGCCCCGCCGCCAAACGGACTTTCGTTTCAGCTTAGAGCTTGTCCAGCCGCCTTTTCCTTTAGCCTTCATGACCTCGTAGTTTCTGCGAGCCCGATCAATGATTGCCGGTACTAGTGGATTACCGCCGTCGTCCATGAGCACCTCAGCGAAGGTGCATCTGCAGCCATCAGTGAAATCTGTGGTCTCCAGCCATTGCCTAACCTCATCGGTGGTGAACAATTTGCCGTGGCGTTGAGCATGAGAGGGCTGTGTGCCTGGCTTCAATGCTGAAAGGTGCAGAATCATCACCTTTGTACCGTAAGTGCGGCTATTCGCATCGACTTGGCCTAACCGTTCGAGCCAGTTCCTCTTATCCATACTCGTCCTCCAAGACGACTACCCACGTACTGTCCTATGACCTACAGCGAGGATGGGCTGATCCCGATTCGCTTTAGTGACTCTGCTAGCGATGGATCGATGAGCACTTCACCCGTGGTCGAGGCTGCCTGATTGATGCCTACCGTTCGGTATTTCAGCGTAGTTCCTGAGAGCATTTGCTTCAGGATCTTCTTAGCCTTGTCGCCGCTAGTTACGGTATAGGGGCTCATCGCTTGGGCCATGCTCGTCATAACCTGTGCTTGAGCATTTTTTACGATCTCAGCTTGGTCAGGAGGGAGATTCATAGAGTATTGAGGAGCTTCCGGCATCATGCTGACCGGGGTTTCTTGAGGAGTAATGGTCCAAGCCTCATTCTGGTCGACTCGGAGTTGAACGGTACCTACAGGTATCTTGTAACGGCCGCCGGACATGAGCCCTACATAGATTTCCTCGCCTTCTTTACGCACGACGGGATAGTAGTGCACTGACCTGGTGATCACTGAGTTGGATGTAGAGAAGTCGCCAGTTGTGACCATCATGGTCGTTTTGTCAGTGAATTCATCGGTTGTGCTAGTCGCTTGCCATATCGGGCCGGTAGAGCAACCGAACAAGAACAGCGCCGATGCTAAAGCAATGTCCGTTTCATCACCTTCTCCAGTAGCCTAGCGAAGGGATTGTAGCAGGGTGATATCATCCGGCTTGCCGTCAACTGACTGGTAGGGCAGCGGTTTATCTCCTGGTCAAGGCTGCGAACACCCTAACAAGCTTTGTTCGACACCCACCTCGGTCGCGCTTCTTCTACCTGTGGAGTGCCCGTGACGGCATAAACCGTTACTGCCGGCCAGCCGTTTTGCTTGATAGTGTGACGCACCCCATTTCTGCGGAGGTTCTCGATCTGACCGGCCTTCGTTTTGGCCCCCGTCAGTTCGCAGACCTCCTCGTGCGATAGAAACTCGATTGGCATTACTCCTCCCTCTGCTTGGATCATTTCCGTCCCTACTGGTCGTGGCGGTTCCTGCCGTGGCCTGCCGACCTTCGGAGGCTTATGCTCTCCCGCCTCATATTCGCGTAGGAACTCTCTCACCGTCTCCAGCCTCCAGCACACCCTAGTGCCCTGTTTGAAGAACGGCGGCAGCCAGTCAGGGCGAGACTGAATTGCGCTTCTGATTGATGATTCTGTGCGGCCCAGAAGCTGAGCAAGCTGGGGGACGTGGATGATTTCTGGCTCCATTGCGTACCTCCTTGTGACGAAACATGCCGGCACTGGTTGAGTGGGTTACACCTCCGAGAAGAGGAAGGCAGCTTTGGCTTGTCCGGGAAGAGATTCCGAAGGCCAGTGCCATACACGTCCACCCCTACGGCGGTGGCATGCCTTGACCTGTTCGCGAGAAGTCCAAGTGTATTCCCAACCATTCCCGACGATTCCCCTTTGCTCCGCTACCATTGGCCGCTAACATTGGGCCATTACTGTGGATTTATCCATTACTTTTGCAGATGAAGCAGGGGGCAGGATGCAATCGCGTTTCGGGCGCATTCCGCTGGATCGAATTATCACCGAATGGACTGAGGAGCACCCGATCAACCCGCGCTTGTTAGCCGGTGAGGTGGCCGGCCTGCTTCGCTCGATGTCACCTGTCGATCAACCTATTCAGGAGGCATTTGTTTCAACTCTCCTGATATCTCCTACTTCCAACGGTGGCACCGTTACGATTGGTGCGCTTGCTGATTACTTCGATAGTGCCAGCCAAGGAAAGCCACCCCAAAACATCATCACAAAGGCCGGTATTGCGCCCATTTCTGCTGTGTCCGTCTGGCGCCAGTGGATGAATAGCTTGGCTGTAGAGGCGACAGAGCGGGCCTTACAGGTAGCGGGATTTGCCGTTCCAGCTAATGACTCTCAGGCGGCCATTATGGCTGTTAACGCTTCGCCAAAAGTTCATCATGACAGCCAGTTACCTCCTCCTTCCGGTAGTGAGCCCGGCTATCTCAAGCTGCGTCAGGCTCAGCAGCGTCAGGAAGGCGAACGAAGTGCAGCCGAGCGGCTTGATGAGTGGCAACGTAAAGCTCGACGACTCGAGGCAGAGAATGCCACTCTCTCGGGGCGATTGGCTCTTTCTGAAGCGGACTTAGACGCCGAGCGGGAAGCGAGAGGTGCCGAACGTATAGCTCGTCTGGCCGCGGAAGAAAAGTTAGAATCAGCACAAGCTGCAGCAGCAACTGCTGTTGGGAAAGTAGCGGCGGATTTTGCAGATCTACAGCGTCCACTCAAAGAAGTGGCGGCGTTTCTCAAAAGTGTCAAAACGTCAAAGGATAGCGTTTCAAACTCAACAGATCTCTTGGTTATAGCTGGGCTGCTTGAGCTGCTGCTGGACCGAAACCGTCCTAACTATACTCAAGGTAGTGCCGCGGATGCTATTGCCATTAAAGGTTGGTACGGAGCGGGTAAACGAAATGTTAACGCAGCGTTTGCGGCTGCCAAAGTGGCTGCGAAAGAGGCTAGCAAAGAGGCCAGGTCTAAAGCGCTAGACATGCACGGAAGTAACGCCCCCCAATCTGATTGATCCTAAATTTTGCAATTGCAAAACTAGGGTTTGCAGTTGCAATGCCCCTCGAGGCGTCATCGCTTAGCATAGTCATCGTTGTTACCAGTATTGCCCCGGAGGGCGCAGACGATGGCAAGCACACTCAGTAGGGTCCAACCTGTTAGTCGTTTTATTAAGCGACGCGTTGTAGAAGAAATCACAGGCCTTTCGTGCTCTGAGATTTACCGTCGTATAGCGGCTGGATCCTTCCCTGGTCAAGTAACCCTAGGGCCAAGGTCCGTCGTTTGGATTGAGGCTGAGATACACGCGTGGTGTGACGCACGCATTGCCGAAAGTCGCGGTGAGGTTGCTTGATGGATGCTGAGAATGTCTATGGTGGAATATGTAATAGTGCCCCATACTTCTCTTACAGGCGGACGTGAAGATATGAGCTTTGTCGCTGATGAGTGTGTCTTATATTTCTGTATTCAGATTGAGGGAGGGGAATGTTTCCCATATGGTGTCTGTGGCCCGTTCAGGACTTATCTCGAGGCGCAGCAGGCCTTACTTTTCCTAGTTGATAGGAATTCTAGCGAACGGTTTCGTATATGTGAGGCAGGGTGGTTTGATTCGCCTCTTGAAATTAAGTGGGATCGTCGATTTGAATAGACTATGCTCTGCTCTGAGAAGTTGTGCTGAGTATTGTCAGGATCGCTACTTCGCTTGAATAGTAACTGTTGGTGGCGCTTTCCTAATTGGATAGCTTCTTGAGGAAGCATTTTTCGGGGCTCATCAAAATTTCGGTAACCATGTGAATACGAAGCTCATCAACTTTCCGATATTTTTGGCAGCTATATTGCCCGCTAAGTACACTGTTGTCTCTACCTCTCACGGGCAAGACCTCCTTACTAGCATTCATGTGTCTGACGGGGATCACATCACTTTTCAAGACGCCTTACGCTAACGATGGTGTAAGGGGTTAATCTATTGAAAAATACTCTTATGTATTTTTAGATGAATGACGCGAACCAGAACACCCTTCCGATGATCGAGAGTTCCTGGCTTGCCATTTCGGACGGAGTGTATTCCTCATCCGGATGCTCGTCTCGGTTGAAACTGCGGAGCCTAATCCCGCCACCAGGAAGGCGGTACAGAAGCTTCACTCTCAGCAAACCATCATGTAGGAGGGCATAGATCTTGCCATCGATCACCCCTTTCTCGGTAGTAGCCACCGCGACGGTGCTCCCATCCTTGAGGACTGGTTCCATACTGTTTCCCCTCACGACAATACACAGTGCTTCCTGTGCCTGGACTCCATGCCGTCTTAGGGTGCTTTTGCTAAAGCGAAGAGCTGGACGCGACTCGGAGCCCGCTGAGTGAGCGCCGTCATGGCCTGCTACTAACTCAACCTCGCGGAGGAAGGGAATGGTTACCTCATCACCTTCGCTTGAAGCCACGTCATCCCATTCTGTAACTCGCCCTATCTGCCCTGGTTCAGAGTAGAACTCCCTTTCCGCTGGGGATTGAGTATCTGAAGCCTTACCTGACCAAAGGTGTTCAGGGGGACAGCCAAGGACCTTTGCCAAGCTATCAATGGTTTCTCTTCGTGGGTTTCTAGAGGCGCCCGTGATGATCCGGTGCACTGTCGGTTGTGGCACCCCCGAGCGTCTGGCCAGTTCCGCCGGAGTCCATTCCTTCAGCCGCAGCATTTCTTTAAGGCGATCAGAGACTTGCATATCTACTCCTTAGCGAATTACGAAAGTGTATTGCGCCATTGTATGCGTTAGGGTATTTTAAAAATACATTTGCGTAAGTGAGGCGGTATGGATATCAAAAACATGCTTGAGGCCCTTATCGCTCAAGGGCTCTCACAGAGTGAGATCGCGATCACCATCGGAGTAAGCCAGCCGACGATTCACCGAGCGCTCCGCGGACGTCAGGTCATATACGAAACAGGTAAGGCTCTTGAACGGCTATACGCTTCAAGATGCATGGGTCGAAATAGCCAACCTTTCCGCCATGAACGCATTTCTTCTGAGTGTGGCCAAGCGATAGCGTTCACCGAGAGGGCCTCTTGAGGGCCTTCGTTTACGCAGGATTTTTGGATATCTCTAGAAGGGTGCAGGCGACCTGCACAGCATCGCCAGTGAATGGGAGCTTGCACTTGAAAATATCTGATACGCGCGTTCGCGCCCCTTCATTAGAGCCGCCCTGACCCAGGGGTTGCGCTTTTCAAAATGCATGGAGGATAGGGATTGTCCTGTCCCCATACAGCAAAAAGCCCCGCTTCCGCGAGGCCTTTGGTCGGTAGTCGTTGCAGCGACTGCCTAGCTATCAATTTGTCTTTCGAAGGACGAATTAACTATGTCACAGCAAAACACCACCACGCAACCCCTGAACACCATGACCATGGCTAGGGGTATCTACTTCAACCTCGACGACGCCGAGAGCCTCTTGTGCATCAGGGAGGGGCAGAAAGTTGATGAGGCTTTGAAGGTCGCTCAGACCCTTTCGTCCGGAGTGCATCAACTTGCACTTCGGCTGAGCGCTGCCGTTGATGATGGAAATTCGACTTTCATTGCGGAGCTTGAGGCTCTAGCTCTGCTCAGTTGCATCAGTTCCAGCTTGGTTTCTGCTTCCCGCTGCAGTGTCGCGGCCCAATCCGAACGTTACGAAAACGTGTCGCGACACAAAGGCGGTGAAGCATGAGCTCGCTCGGGTTGAAAGTGTCTCCGCTGCCTCCCATGGAGTTTTTCGAGGTCCTCCCTTCGCTGACTATCGAAGCCGCTCTGAGGCAGGCAAGCAATATCAATCACAGCGTTTCGGATCTGCTTAAAGCGTGCACCGAGCGCGGCGAGCTGATGAATTTAGCCGCTCTCGAGCTTTGCTCTCGGTTGGCTGCCGAACTGCTTGACGCCTCAGTCGAGGCTCTGCGGAAGGAGGCTCAGCAATGAGGGCCACACTGGGTATCAGATTCCGGGCGACTAGGCCGGTTGATCTTTCGAAGGGAGAACAGAAAACGAATGTCCTGTGCGTGATGGACGACATTGATGCCGACCTTGCACTGGACAGCGCGGTCGACCTGCTTGACGCGATTCAAGGAGGGCTTCTCGACATCCTCGACGAGCCGAGCGTTAGTAGTCGCGTAGCTCTACTGCTTCATGCGGCCGAGACAGCTACAGCCCTGGTCCGTGCTGCCTTGGAGGGTGGGGAGGTGGCCAATGATTAACCTAACCACCATCGGCGGCCAGCCCGTCACCATGAGCAGCCGCGAGATCACGGAGCTTACCGGGAAGCAGCACAAGCACGTGATCCGTGACATCCGGGAAATGCTTGATGCGCTGGAAAAAGATGGTCCAGTTTTGGGCCATGTCCGGGAGGACAAGGACAGCCGTGGTTACACGGAGAGTTTCCACCTCGACCGCGAGCTGACTGAAACCCTGGTCACCGGCTATAGCATCCCTCTGCGGCACAAAGTGATCCGCCGCCTACATGAGCTCGAAGAACAGGTAGCCCAACCAGCTATTCCACAAACCCTCCCCGAGGCACTGCGCCTCGCCGCTGACCTGGCAGAGGAATGCCAGCAGCTCGCCGCCGAGCGCGACCACGCTGTCAAGACCAAGGCGCAAATCGGCAGCCGCCGAGAGGCTCAGGCGATGGCCAAGGCTTCCTCGGCAGTGCGCCAGGTCCAGCGCCTGAACGACGAACTGGGACACGGCACTCGTTTCGCCACTGTCACGGCTGTCGAGATCGCTGCTGGCGAGAAATTCCCCATCAATGCTTACGTCCCCCTGCGCAAGTGGTGCCAGACCTATGGCATTCAGCCTGAGGACGTTCCTGACCGGCGTTATGGGAAGGTCAAGGCATGGCCGGCAGCTGCATGGCTGGCCGTTTACGGCATCGATCTGACGTTCCTCTTCGGCGCTTCTGGAGCACAAGCATGATCAAGCTAACCGACGAGCAGTCGCATCTTATTCAGTTCGCCGAGGCGGTGGTTGACTACAAGTGCAAGCTGCGGACCTTGGTGCCGCGCCTGGAGAGGGAGGGCAAGACATGAGTGTCGCCAAGACTCGCCCCGGGCTAAGTCTCCCCAGTCACGACGGCCGCCCGGTGATCGCCGGGCCCTGGCCTTCATACCGCCAATTCCGCGACCTGCCTGAGCGTGAGCGCTGGGTGCTCTACGGACACGCCAAAGCGTCCCGTGAATGTCTCGAGGAGCAGGGGCTAGTCATGGCGGAATCCTATGATGCCTTTGTAAGGCGTGTGACTGAGGAGCTCGACATATGAACAACGTAGTTCATCTGCCTGTTCAACCGCCGACGATCAGTCAGTTGGAGGCTATGTCCAGTGACACCTTGGCTTTTCGCTGCTGGATGGATGTTGCCATGGTGTTTGAGACCTTTTCGTACCTGGGGGCAAGCCGATCCGAGCTCGACGAGGCCTATCACCAACTGGGTGAGGCGTCACTTGCGTTGAGCGTTCTTGCCGCCAGGCTGAAGGGCGTCCAGCGGGGGCAACTGCCAGACCTAGTTAGGGGGGGGGAGTAATGGCTCGCGCACGGAACATCAAACCCTCGTTCTTCAAAAATGAGGATCTGGCCGACCTAGAGCCATTCGACCGCTTGTTGTTCATTGGTTTGTGGTGCTTGGCAGACCGAGAGGGGCGACTGGAGGACCGGCCACGCCGGATCAAGATCGAACTGTTCCCCGGGGATAGCTATGACGTGGAGATCGGCCTGACCAACCTGCAAGGGAAGGGATTTATTGAGCGCTACCAGGCCACAGGTTTCTCGGTGATCTCGCTGCCGAACTTCACTCGCCACCAGTCCCCGCATAGCACTGAAAAGGACAGTGAGTTACCCGACTGTAACGGTTATCTCACTGTGAACGAGCGCGCGCGGGGGAAGGTTGTTCCCGGTAAGCAACGGTTGGTGCATGCGGAAACTGGCGCATGCGCGGATGCAAATAACAGTGCTTTAACAGTTAAAACACCAGAGCAGTCGCAGCCGGAACCTGTGGATGCATCAACCCATAACGCCCTGATTCCTGATTCTCTGAATCCTGATTACCTGAATCCTGAAGAAGATCAAGAGCAGGCGCCCCAACAGCGTCGCCACTCTCCTGAGCCAGGGAATGATCAATCGGCGGAAAAGCCCAAGCGAGGTTCCCGCTTACCGGAAGACTGGACCTTGCCTGTTGACTGGCTGACCTGGGCGCTGACTGAGCGGCCGGAGTTCGGCGAGGCAGCTATGCGCAGGGTCGGTGATAGCTTCGGTGATCACTGGCGATCCGTAACCGGGAAGAACGCGACGAAGCTCGACTGGTTCGCGACCTGGCGCAACTGGGTGCGAAACCAACGGCCTCCGTTCGGCGCGCAGCGCGCTGGGCCTCCTCCTGCTTCGCCCCATCTGGGCCTCGACCAGACCAACCACGAAGAGGGCCTGGAGCGCCAGGCCGACGGCACCTACCGAATTGCGAGACCATGACCATGACCATGACCAAAAACCAAGTGAAAACCAGGGACGAGACCTGCCCCGTTCATGGCGGCTTCGAGAGCAAGCAGCAGGAGCAGTTCGACGGCGGGTTCGTCTGGACGGGATGCTGGCGCTGCGAGTTCGAAGCTCGCAAATCATCCGATCCGGAGGTTCGCTCCAAGGCTCAGGCTGCGCGTGATGCGCGGATGGTCAATGCCGCGTTGCTGGAGAGCCAGATACCGCCGCGCTTCCGACCGGCGGCCCTGGAGAACTACCGCACCGACTTCGCACCGGACCAGCAGTCGCCAGTCCTGGCTCGCTGCAAGGCTTACGCAGACGACTTCGCCTCGAACTGGAAGGTTGGTCGCTCGCTGATGCTGCTGGGCACCATGGGAACCGGGAAGACCCACCTGGCCTGCGCGATCATCCAGCAGGTGCTGCGCACCGAAGGTCTGGCTGGCGCGACTGCGCGCTACATCACCGCACCCGACCTGATCCTGGGCGTGAAGGACACGTTTGGGCGGAAGGGTAAGAGCGAGTCCGAGGTCTACGAGAGTCTGCACGCTCCGGACCTGTTGGTGATCGACGAGGTAGGCGCCCAGCACGGCACCGACTTCGAGCGTCAGGTACTGTTCCAGGTCGTCAATGGCCGCTACGAGCGCCTGCTTCCGACCATCCTGATCAGCAACTTGAGTCTGGTCGATATCCGGCGGTTCATCGGGGATCGCGTGATTGATCGGCTCTGCGACGCTAACGGCGAGGTGGTGCTGTTGCGCTGGAAATCCGTGCGAGGTGCGGTATGACCGGATACCTCGACATGCACGATATCCCTGTGATGGGCTACGAGGTGCCAGAGTCGAAGCTCTACAGCCACGAAGCCGAGTATGCGGTGATCGGCGCCATGATCCAGAGGGGTGACCTGATCGAGGACATGGGCGCCAAGCTGGAGGCTTCGGACTTCCACCACCCCGCTTGCGCGGAACTGTTCGAGTTACTGCTGACTTGCCAGGCGAAAGGCATCGCGGTCGACATCGTGACCCTCTACGAGGCGCGGGCTCAACTGGCGGACGGGCAGAGCACCCTGCAGGTCGCCGCCCACCTGGTGAATAACACCCCAAGCATCGCGAACGCCGATGAATACGCCCGGATCATCAAGCAGCGGTCGGTGGCGCGCCGGGTGATCGCCGCGGCCGAGGTCATGAGCCAGCGTCTGCAGGATGGCGAACCGCTGGATGAGGTTCTGAGCCAGGGCCAGCAGGCATGGGTTGCCCTCGAGGCCGAGGGGCTCGACTCCCGGCGCCGGTACCGCTTCATCGGTGAGGTGCTGCCGGAGGCCATTGACGGCATCGACAGGCGATTCAACCGTGAGGTGAAGCTGGGGTACGACACCGGCCTGCCCTCGTTGGACTCCTTCATTCCGGGCATCTGTCCCGGCCATATGGTGGTTGTGGCCGGCGAGCCGGGCAGCGGCAAGACCACGCTTGGCCTTGGGTTCGCCGAACGGGTGGCGTTGGCGTGCAACGAGCCCGCGCTGGTGTTCAGCCTGGAGATGACCGATGTCGAGTTGGCCAACCGCGTGCTGTCATCGGTGGGCAGCGTTCCGCTCAAGCACATTGCTGAAGGACACTCGATGGCCGATTCAGACTGGCCGGGCCTGACTGGTGCGGTGAACAAGCTCAACCATGCCCCGCTGATCCTCTGTGATGACGCTTCACTGACGCTCCGGGATATCCGCCAGATCTGCCGGACGGTGAGGCGCGAGCATGGCCTGGGCTTGGTTGCCGTCGACTACATCGGCCTGATCAAGGGCGAGCAGCGGACCGCGAGCCGCTACGACGTGGTGACCGAGATCAGCAAGGGCCTGAAGCGCCTGGCCAAGGAGCTGGGCGTACCTGTGGTGGTGCTGGCGCAGCTCAACCGTGGGCCGAAGGCGCGGGGCAACAAGCGCCCGACCAAGAGCGACCTGCGCGACTCCGGGCAGATCGAGGCCGATGCCGATGTGGTTGTGCTGGTCCACCGGGATCAGGAAAGCGACGCCGGCAAGGCCGGCATTACCGAGCTGATCGTCGACAAGAACCGGCACGGGCAGGTTGGCGTGGCGCACGTTCAGCACCAGGGTCAGTTCCATCGGTTCGTGGAGATTATCGGCGGCTATCAGCCCAGCGATGAAGAAGTCGAGATGGCCAGACCCTACAAGGGCCGGCAGTACGGTAAGGGGAGAGCGGCATGAGCAACGTACAACCGATCGCACCTCGGAAGGCCATGACCAGGCTAGAGCGCGAGTTCCTCAAGCTGGCGGGTCGGGAACTGGCCCAGGCGAAGATCGGAGGCGCAGCCGCCCTTGCTGCCCTGGTGGTCATGATCGCCAACTGGCACGGCGACCGCGGCACTCTGGGCTTTCACGATTACGCCCGGCTCTGGCTACAGGACGGCAACGCAAAGGGCGCCGCTTCGGAAACGCTGCTGCGTGATCTGTTCGGCCTGAACGGCAAGCCGAAGGAGGGTGCATGACTGGGATCTACCGTGATGTGATGCCGGCGATCGTTCGTGTCCTAGCAGCCGATGCCATCGACAACACCGCGAAGATGAACTGGAACAGGCTGATTGATCGAAAGGTCGACGGCGGCTTTCGGGCGCTGCTTTCTGCTCAAGACCAGTTCGAGTTCGATTGCATTCTGCACGCACTGCTGCACCGGGAGCTTTCGCCGGGCGAGTGGGACGTGCTGCATGCTCGCTACTCGACGAATAACGGCCGTCGACTTCAGGCGATAGGGCGCTTGGTTCCGCGCATCCAGACCCCGGCGCCACACCTGTTCTTGACCAGGGCCGTCTCCGCCTGGGCAATTCCGAAGATGAAGGGGAAGGAGGGGAAGCGCTCCACTGATGTGCTGATCCTGTCCGATGAGTATTACGACATGAACCAGTGGGATACCGAGGCTCGTCCTGACTCGACCCGCAACAGGTGGCGCCGCGATATCCGCAAGCAACTCGAGCAGCTTGAGGAGGAGGCTCTGGTGCATGTGACCGAAATACTTGATCGAGAGAAACTGCTCGATGTGGCTTGACGGATGTGATCGGATGGGCGTAATTTACCCACATCTGTTGATCCGTGCGCGCTAAGCCAGATCGACACCGAAACCCGGCCTTCGCGCCGGGTTTTTTCATTCGAAGGTCGAAACTCGGTAGACGGCAGTCTCACCTGCCACATCGGGCTGTAAGCAAAGTGATGGGTTACCGACCCACAAGACCTTCACCCTTGCGATAATGACCATCTTGAGGCCGAGAGGTGGTCCAATGAGAAATCCTGATATCAAGGTCGTAAAGCTTGAGGGTGACAGCTTGCCGTACTCCGTGCGGTTGGCTGGCCACTCAGTCTGTTACGTAGTTATGCATGGTTTCGACCTGAGAAGTGATTTCCTCTATACGGCAGAAGAAGCTGAGGCTGTGGCTGACACCGTGCAGCAGGAGATCTTTGGCGAGTTGAGATCGATGCTGGGATCTGTCCGAGGGAAATGATCGCTCAATGCAGGTGGAGCGCAGGATGCGCACAGGGGTAGTGGCCCCTAACCACCCGCACCTATTCCGGAGCCCCGCCATCGAGCGGGGTTTTGCTTTCTGCGGAAGCTGTAGACCACCGGTAGGTTGCCAGCCTCACCAGCCTCACCAGCCTCATAAGCTGGAGATACGGGGTTCGACTCCCTGCGCTGCTACCACTCCCCAAGCCCCGCCGAGTGCGGGG